CAGGGATGTCAGACTTAACGACCATCTCGCCTTCGATGTCCATCATCTCGACTTCAGCTTTCTTTTCGATTGCTTCAGCAGTGATAACGAAACCTGCGTCGATAAGACCCTTACGGAGCTTCTCATTTTCGGCAGTGAAACGAGCGATGTCAGCTTTAAGAGCTTCAATGTCGATGAGTTCAGCTTCTGGCGCTTCAACAGCAACTTCAGCTTCTTCCGCAACAGCTTCTTCAGCCTTTTCCATGTCATAACCAAGAGCCTTCATAGCCTCTTCTTTACCACATGCTTTATCTTCCATGTACGCCTTTACTTTGGCTTCCATTTCTTCATCCATTTTAGTAATTTCCTCATCGGAATTGTCACGCTTAAAGAGACTAACCATTGCCTGAGCATTGGCTGGACGATCCACGAGGGAAAGTTCTTCAAGGTGCAAGTTTTTTAGGAGATTGGGCAAGTTAGATTTCCTCCTTCATAGCACGTCCACCTATAGAGAACGCAGCGAGTTCGCCAGATTTAACCATAGCCCAGACATCATCATCAAATACTTTGTATGCGACAACCCATCCTTCACGGTTAGACTGGATTCCAAGAGCATCACCAATTTCTTTGGTAATAGGGAGGGAGTGTACTACGACACCAACTTGTTCCCCAGTATGCATGGCCTTGCCGACCCGCACATGCTCCATAAATTCGTTAACAGCCTTCACAAGTGTGTCAGCTTCGATAACATCCCCTTGGCGGTCTACTACAGGTTCACCATCTTCGGTTACTACTGAGGCCCAGCCATAGACCATACGCTGTTCGTCGTCGGTCTTGAGGATTTTACCTTCAATGTTTGTCTTTGTCATCTTCTTACCTATCACTTCAGCTACAATAGCCCTGAGAGCCTCTATACGGTCCATAGGAGCATCTTCTTGCTCTTCAGGCTCCTGACCCCCCTCAATGCCACCTAATTGCTCGTAATAGGCGATGTAGGCATCTTCAGAAGAGGCTGGCATATAGACAGCTTGTTCGTTATAGTCAGAGACGTGGATGTCACCATTAAGACCTAAGTCCATACTACGGGAGCGGGCTTCTTCTGCGGTAGTAAAGATGTCATTGGCATATTGTGCCTTCTTGATAGCACTGTAAGCTGCGGCCATTGCTTTTCCTTCGTCTTTTGTGTCGGAATAGACAGAGTTGAAAACTTCCATAAACTGACGTTTTTTACCTGAAGGTACGCTAGAAGGAACTTCTTTTGGGTTTGAGTAGGGCATTATCCGATAACCTTCGCAAGATAACCTTTGAATACACCAAATACGACAGCGTTGTTGGTATCCGTCTCGACTGTGATGCGAATATCTGCGTTACGAGGAATAATAACGGCAGGATCAAGTTCAATGTTCCAAGGTCCGCCAGAAGAAGCGCTTACAGCAGCTTTTTGTACGAAGACTTTACCAGCTAACCTCACCTCAAGGTAAAAGTCTGCGGCAGCGGATTGTTTTAAGCTAACTGACCCAAATCCACCTGTGAGGATGTAATAATCTTCGTCACTAAGGGTTGTTGCAGCCTTAAATGAGCTTTGTAGGCCCTCAGGGATGTCAATATGAATCTTAGTTGGGTCAGAAGGAACACCACCGACAACAGTTGTGTCTTCATAGACAGTAACACGACCAACTAGCTCAACACCGTTGTTGTTATTTATCTGAGAGACCCTAGAAACTGCAAATGGAAGGGCAACTTTAGTTTGACCTTGTAATGTTACAGTTTGTGTCAAGAAAGTGAACTTTTGGTCCTGACCTGTGCCACTCACAGTGTGACACTCTAGGAAAACCTCATATACATCGCTTGCAGAGGATGAAGAGATGTGAGTTATGGAGTTTTCAGTAACATAAGTCTCATGTCCACCAACAGTCCATACTGTAGAGGTTCCGTTTGCAGACAGGCGAGAAGATTTACCGAATTTAATTAGGCTTTTGGCTTTTCTGTCGATAGAAACAACGTCACCGAAGGTACTTTGTATCTCACGTTCAGCTTGAACCAGCTTACCGTCTGGAACTTCGTAAGTTCGCCTCTGCCATCCACCAAACATCTGTTGTATTTCCTTAATCTCTTGTGCAATAATTGCATTAGGGTCAGAGGCGCCTTCAACAACAGGGCGTCTTATAACCAAGTCCGTCGGAGAAAAACTGTGTGTTTGTCCTAGAGAAGACTGCCCTACACTTGCTTCCCCAGCCAACACAGGGTCAGCAGTAAGGTTAATCGTTTCTGCAAGAGTAACATCATTTATAACAGGCGGGGAGGTAACTAAGTTGTCTGCTTGTAGATCATAAACTTGACTTAAGTTAACATTAGAAACAGTTGGCTGTCCTGATAGTATTGCTACAACAGTGAAGCTATGTGTTTGACTGATTAGAGTGCTTTGTAGAGCAGGTGCATCAGTTTCAACATCAACAGGAGATAAGTTATGACTTTGAGCTAAGTTGACAGAGCTTATCGCAGGGGAACCAGTAGAAATACTGTCTGTTGCAATGAAATTCTCATTAACAAGAGGCTCGTTAGCTTGTGTTAAAAGTAAGTCGCCGTCTTCTTTAAGTATTCTGCTAGACATAGCCCAAACCCCTTATGCTGGGTCGGGGATACCAATAGTAAATGACCCCAGTGAAAACGCATTACCTGTAACTACAACCTGAGCAGTTGTAAGATCACCAGTAACATAAAGAGTATCTGTACCGTTTGTGATGGCATAGAAAGAAGCTGTACCTGAACCTGTAACAGTTGCATCGGACACAGAGTTTACCGTCACCTCACGACCACCATTAGTGCGGTCAGCAGGTGAACCTACAGTTACAACCTCGTTACCAAGGGAATGTGTAGAGGTCGCCTCTGCGTAGGTAGTGGGTTCAACCGAGCAAATATCAATTCGAGTTCCGCTGCTAGTCAGTGTAGATAGGCCGTTATCGAATATTGCATTAGAAAGAGTTGCCATGATTATTCTTCTACCTCATCTGGTGTAGGGTTACCTACCTCTGGGTCATATTCTAACTCAGCAATGTCCATAAGGTCTTTGATAACCTCTGGATGAGATGACACATCAATACCCGCACCGTTGAGGTTACGGAGGAACGAAGCAATCTCACGAAGATCGTGGGGAGCGACATCACCAGCAACAATAGTGGGCATCAGGTCATAACTCAGACCGTTCAACTGCCACAGACGTTCAACCAACTGTTTGTTGAGAACATCTACGATTGCTTGGATGTAACTCTCAAGCGCACGGAGGAACAGGTCTGTCTTCGACTTGGACAAGGCGTAGGAACCGCCAGATGTACCAAGAAGAAGGAACTCAGAAAGTACAGAACGAGCAATGTCATGTTGATACCTACTAACGATTGGGTTAATGTCGATGTTACGCTTACCATTGGAAGCCATCAACTCAATATCAACTAGACGGACATTGGTTGGCGCACCATCTTTATCTGGGTAGGTATCAGAAGGAAGGATAATATACCCTTGCTCGTTGAACTTAACGTCACGAAGGATTTGCTGTAGGTTTTGAACGAAGCCTGACTGTGCAGCGGAAGCATCACCTGAGAGATACTCAGCAGGGATACGAGCAACTGGGATACCAGCAAGCTCACGTTCTACTGCAATGGCTTCAATAGCTTGGAGATTATTAAGATACTCATAAGAGGTATAAGCGTTACGAAGAATAGAACGACCAGAAGGGTCGCCATTAAGACTTGTAGTACGATAATATAGAGACTTGTTAGTAGGGATATAATTCTTGCCACCCATGAACCCCACTTCTTGTTCGATACCTAAGACATCACCTGTCTTCTGGTCAACATCAAACTTGTTGATAGTCCAAGGCGCACGGGAAGCAATCTTACGGACACCGATACGACCATCAGTGAACTTAGAGTGTTTCTTAGCTGAACGCTCTGTAGGGCCAACACGGCGCTTATACATAACCTCAAACCAACCGAAGCCATACGACAAATAACCAATAGCCTCAGCAATGTGGTCGTCAAGGGTATGGT